GCTAGAAAAACTTTAGTAAAAATAGAATTTCCCAAAACTATTAATAGCTCGTGGTCTTTGACTCAAATACTAAATTGGGCGGGAAGCAATTAAATGTGTGTATATTGTAAATGATTCCAGCTATTATTGTTGGAACTCTCGCAGCCGCCGCGGCGTACACCTTCACAGGTGATAATCTCGTGAGTTCCAAGGAAGCTAAGAAGTTGATTCGCTCAGGAAAGATAAAGAAAGTTATCGATGTTCGCACAATTACCGAGTACAGAGCTGGTCACTATCGGGGCGCCATCCACATCCCAGTGAGTAAAATCAATAGGAAAACTACCACGGAACTCCCAAAGAAGGGTTTGCTCGTCTACTGCAACACTGGGCAACGAGCCAGATTTGCGGCAGAGAAATTAGAAGAATTGGGTTTTGAAGATGTGTATTACATTGCGGGACACTACTCAACTCTTAAGTGAGACCCTCGATGACCTCTTTCGTCTTTTCGTACATTCGCTTCGCGTGGAACTTTTCATCTTTGAGTTGTTCCCAAATCGTCAATCGATACTCCAAGAATTCTAAGAATCGCTCGGGGTCTCGTTTGGACTTGTAACGGACCTTTTCACCTTTCATCGCCTCATTCATGGCGGCAATCTTGGCTTCAAACATGCGTTTTTGCATGGCATCTGGACTCTCACGAGACGTGATTTCTTCCTTTTTGAGCGCCATTTGTAATACAGTTGCGCGACATCTTTAATTGATTGTAAGAAGTGCTTTGTCTCTCCATTTCGTGACTGTATATACAGTGACACCCAATTCCACTGCGAGGTCTTTTAGGGTTAGGTGTTTACCATAGTAGTTTTCAAGAATGTATCGGCTCACATCATCTAGACCATAGAAGATATCAGGTTCTTTGTCGTAATACGGTGGAGTTTCATAAAATTGAAGTTCCTCGTGTATCGTGGTTCGTCGCAAACAATTTTTACAGCTCCAATAAATCCATGGATATGCGTACGTACTAAACTTGAAACCCAACTCCGGGTTAAACTTTTGAGCCGCCCGAACGAGACCGTGTAGCCCCACACTATTTATATCCTTCCTCGTATGTATACCACGTTGTCGCGGGTATGTTTTGAAATATACATCATTTGAAACTTTATAAGCAAGTTTGACATGATTGGCTATCAATTCTTTCTTATAGAGGTTCATCTTGTACTTTTTATGTTCGTCTACTTTAATAGGTATGTTTGTAGCATTAATTGTAATCATAATTTTAGTCTTGATACCAGTTGTACTCGTTACATGTACTTGGCTTCACAGTGGGGACATCGATGAGTCTATCTTTTAACTGGCCCAAGCACAACATCTGGTGACAGGTACTTTTTAAGAACATTCGGGGGATGAAGCATATCAAACTCTTCAGTTGCATCTTTGCCAGCAAAGAGCATGATTGCTTTCTTACCACCGGGGTGATCTGGAAGGAATTTTGTGAGGTCATAGACAATGTCCTTGATTATGACCCAACAATCTTGTTCGTTGTTGTGCTTTGCGATTTCGGTAAGGGAGAGGTCTCTTGGATTGATGTGATCATTAATGGTTTTAATTCTGTTCATTTCTATTATATTTCATCATTTTCTGGTTCGGGAGTTTCCTCTTCTATAGGAGTTATTTTAGAATTTTCACTTTTCACTTCTTCGTCGTTTGGATGCTTGAATATAGGTAGACCCAGATATATAAAATTTGTCATGATATATTTAGTCCCCTCTTTCAATTTTGTACCACGGTGAATATATGTCAAAGTCGCTGGAAATATTACAAGTTTTCCAGTTTTGGGTTGTATAGTCTTTCCGCATAAAAACTCTGTAGTTCCACCGATACCTTCCTCAACATCGTTGAGGTAGAGTATGTAAGTAAAAATGCGGTTGAGATGCGAATCGTGGTGCCATGTGTAAAACCCATCCCTTTCAGTTTTTTGTATTTGAGGAAGTCCAATCGTAGCACCGTTTATTGTTTTATGTATAGAGAGACCTCTATCTAATCCCTCTGCATCCACGTGTCCTTGGTATTGCACAAGTACCTCATTTACACATTTCCCCACTTTATCAATAACATCTTGCCAATCACTCCTTAAACTGGTTGCAGAAATTGCCAAATCTGTACTTTTTTTAACTTTCTCATCCAAACCATTAACTGTTTCTCCGGGTCCTTTTCTTTGATCTTGTTCGAAACGAGAAATGACATCTTCGCAAAATTCTTTACTAACGACATCGTCTATTTCAAGTATATACTCCATATCTAAATATTATAGAGTAATTAAACTTTAAGTTCATATATCGTCGTTTTCTGGTTTTTTGGTAACACTTTCTAATGAAATTAAAGTGGGGTTTTCTTTTACCTGCGGTGTAGGTGCACGCGGGTGTTCAAAAAGTGGTTCTTGGTAATATATAAAATTTGTCATGATATATTTAGTCCCCTCTTTCAATTTTGTACCACGGTGAATATATGTCAAAGTCGCTGGAAATATTACAAGTTTTCCAGCTTTGGGTTGTATAGTCTTTCCACATAAAAACTCTGTAGTTCCACCGATACCTTCCTCAACATCGTTGAGGTAGAGTATGTAAGTAAAAACGCGATTGAGATGCGAATCGTGGTGCCATGTGTAAAACCCACCCCTTTCAGTTTTTTGTATTTGAGGAGGTCCAATCACGACCTCATTTATTGTTTTTGTGATTGATGCATTTCTATCTAATGCATTTTCAGTTAGATATTCCTTATATTTGTCAATCATACTATGTACACATTTCCCCACTTTATCAATAACATCTTCCCATTCCTCTGGGAATAGTACAATTGCCAAATCTGTACTTTTTTTAACTTTCTCATCCAAACCATTAACTGTTTCTCCTATTTTTTTTCTTTCGTCGCATTCAAAGCGAGAAATGACATCTTCGCAAAAATCTCTAGGTAGTGCGTCATCTATTTCAAATATATACCTCTCCATAACTAACTAATCATATTTCAGACCTTTTAAGTCCGTTTTAACAGTCTGTCAAGTCTTTCCCTTTCTTTGTTTGGAAATACATTGAGTTGCACGACCTCGCCATCCAAGTACACCTGTCCGTGATTCTTTAGTCTATCACATTTCATCACTTGACCGACGCGTATGAGGTTTACCCTCACCATCTTCGCATTTCCAGGTTTACTGTGATGTACGGCGAGTAAAGCTGCATCTCGCTTCGTTTCTTTAGGAATTGTATTTTCTTCGTGACATATAACTACATGTGCACCCGGGCCACCATCAATGTGCATCCACCATTCTCGGGGATAGCTTGATAAGGTCAGGTGATCGTTTTCCTTGGCATTTTCACCAACTTTGATTTGAATACCGTCATATGATATATATGTCTTCATAATTTGAAATGATCGTTACCCTCTATATATATTAGTAACCAGTATGTACTTTGCATCAGCTTTAATTAAACGACCTGTGTGTATAAATGGCCATGTAGTTGGGAATATTGTCATTTTACCAGCTTCTGGTCTAATAGACCGCCCATTTATAAAATCAGTTGTACCACCTTCATCGGGTTCAAGTGTATTTAAATACACAAAACATGTAAAAACCCGATTTTCGCCAGGTATATAATCCTGGTGCCATCTATAATGTTTACCCTTATTGATTCTTTGGATAGAGTGGGTTCGAGTTCTAAGTGGAAAAAATGAATGGTCAAGTACAAAATCCATATCTCCATCTTTGTCTATCGCAGCATCTTTCATAATGCCTTTTATATGTTCAACATATGTTCCAACAGCCTCTTTAATGTAGTAATTAATTTTAGTATTTGCAGTTTCCCAGCCGGGTGATGTAGATACGTTTAATTCGGTGCTGGATTTCCAGTCTTCATTCAAATATCCAATACCACCCGTATCTTCAAGGGCACCCTTCATGTGGTTCGCGGTATCATTTTCAAATTTGTTTATGATGTTCTGGCACAGCTCTGGTGAAAAAACGTTTGGAATTTCTAAAATGAAGTTATCCATTTTTTATATTATGAAGGTAATCTTTAAACTGTCTGTGGGCGTATATATAACCAGCCAGTAACTATATACTTTTGACCCGATTTTAGAACACACCCTCTGTGAATATTAGTCCACGTTGCCGGGAATATTAACAATTTCCCAGCTTCTGGTTTAATTATTGTACCGTCTATAAATTCGGTACACCCCTCTTGTTCAGGTTGAAGTGTATTTAAGTACCAAATAAATGTTAATAATCTGGTACCAGTCTCTTTTTGAGTGTAAAAATCACTGTGCCATGAAAAAAATCCATTGGGATCTGTGCGTTGTATTTGATACCCCATATCATCATGCATGTGTTGAAAGAGAATTTCCCAGAGTTTTGGTGGAAGGTTTGGAAAAGTGTTTTTTATGTGTTCAGAATACAGTTTTAAACCCTCGGTTAATTTTTTCAAAAGAAAATTATCTATCATTTCCCATTGTAAATCTTGACCTCTAGGTATACCAAAATCTAAAGAAGTTTTTACTCTAGTGTCTTTTTTAAAATCTACACCAACAGAACCAAGTTGTTTGTTACTATCATCCTCATTTTCAAACTCCTCTATTACCATCTTACAGAAATCATTGGGTAAATTGTTAGGTAACTCAAACAGAAAATTATCTTCCATTTTGTAAATTACAATTTAAATCTTTAATTATTATAAGATGTTTAGGAATCCAGCCGACAACGACGCGGTCCGAATCAATAACTCAGACTCAAATTACAATGAGGCTAACTACAACGGAGCGCGTGGATTACGAATCAATAACTCAAACACAAACGAAAATAACGTTGGTCAGATCAGGACGCGAGTCATAGACCCCAACAATCTCAGACGCATGCGAAGAATGCGCATGTCTTTCGCGAATGCGGGGGTCGCACGCCGACTCAATTTTGGAAACAATGGGAACAACAGACCAAACGCGTCAAACTATATCAAAAATGAAAAGAGAATGAAAAAGAATGCCAATGAAAATAACAAGACCAAAAAGATTCAATGGAAGAAAGTGAATGTGAAGAACCTTCCCACCGACGTAATTTCTACTGAAAATTTCAAATCTGGTGAAAAGGCTGTCAAGATTAATAAATTGTATCTCTCACCCAACTCCTTCCGTAAATTAGCGCGTATGTCTATGACAAGTGCTATTAACGCGAATGGTAACATGGTCATTTTCATAAATCCATTGACCCGCGAGAAAGTTAAAAAGGGTGATCTTGAGTTTGTCGTGTTAAAAAAGATTAAAACTAAAAAGTGAGATACAATATATGCACGTCGTCTTCAAGCCCAGTCCATCAGTCACACACAAGTACAGAGTGATGTTACCAAACAAGCGGGCGATTGACTTTGGAGTCAAGGGTGCGCCAGACTACACAGATCACGGAAATTCCCGTCTCATGCGAGCACATCTCATTCGGAGAGGTGCAGTGATGTCTAAAAAACTCCGTATTGAAACAGACCCACAAGAAATTCAACGGGGGATGCTCTTGGTTGATGAAAGTGATCAAGAAGACTGGGACGACTATTTCCGTGCAGATTACTGGGAGCGATGGTTGTTATGGTCGTACCCCAATGTAGAACACGCAAAGCTTTTCATGACTATGCGAAAGGGGATCCTATTTATGCCTACGTCAGAATCTATGTGGTTTTGTGATAACAATAAAAAGTTCTAAATAATTTCTATATCAGATACTTGAATACAAGATTTTCGTTGTGTATTTGAACTTAATGACATCATTGTGAAATTACCCTCGGAGTGGTCTTTGACAATTTTGTTCATCGCGTCAATATGTATATCACATTTGTTTAGGTAAACATTTGAAATTGATTCTCCACCATGAAATCTGTGTTCATTGGGTATCACTTTCCATATCAAAGAACACTTTTTTATTATGGTCATCTTTGGGTAAAATTCATCGTCACAAAAATCTACTTCGGTCTCAATTTGATCGTAACTGACCTTTACCAGATCTCCTTCCTTAAATTCTAACAATTTCTTCTTCCCACCAATGGCTTCAGCAAATTCTTTATACTCTCCATCTTGGATTTCATACTTTTCTTGTATATTATCCAACAGGGACAGTAGGTGATGACGATCCATGTTTGTACTTGATTTATTAAAAGACTAGAGGTGACTTAGGATCTAAACTTCTATTTTGAGATTACTTCCGTCGGACAATGTTATCTCTATAGAACATGCCAGTTTGAATAATCTTTCGGACCAACATTGTCCAGATAACGCCGTGAGTATTTCCCTCATTATATCATTTGCACTACCGTTTCGGATATATAAAGTGAGACACTCTCCATCGTCATATTTATAGTTTTCTGGGCACATCCAAGCGCAGAAGTCTTTTTGTTTTCTGAATGAAGAACCTTCGCGGGGTGTATTATCGGTGATTGAAGAAAATACACCAGACAACAAATCCGGTGTTTCAATACCCTTAAAAATGTTGCGTCGCAATTCCTGGAAGCTTATGGAAGAAAATTCCAAATGGTCTCTTCCATGGTCGTGCACAACAAGGCGACCAACACTTCCGCCAGTGTAATCAATCCCTTTAAGATCGTTGACTTCCGAGGTTTCAAGGCTGAGGCTGGCACGCATGTTGATATGGAGTCGTTTGTATTTCTTAACTTTTATAGTAAAAGTAGTGACTTAGGCACCAGTAGATCCAAATCCACCCGCACCTCTCTCCGTCTCTTCAAGAACACCAATTTCCTCCACATCGGGTGTTTCACAGCGCTCAAGGACAAGTTGTGCGATGCGATCCCCTTTCTTTACCTCAAAGTCTTTGTCTCCGTGATTGAAGAGAACGACTTTGACTTCACCTGTATAGTCGGGATCAATAACACCCGCACCAACTTGAATACCATGCTTCACAGCGAGACCGGATCGTGGTGCAACACGACCATACACACCATTTGGCATGAGAATGGCTACACTTGTCCCGACCAAAGCACGATGCGTGGGAGGGATAACAACTTCATCAGTGCTGTAAAGATCGTATCCAATAGCACCCCCAGAACCACGAGTTGGAATAATAGCATCTTGTGTAAGTCTCTTAACACAGAGACTCATTTCTACTTTACTTGGGTTTGTAATCTTTATAAAGGTTTGATGCCACATATGAATAATGAGTAATGTTTGGAAAGTCCACAACTTTATCGTCAAAGCAAATGCCCCCAAAACAGACTATGAAAAACTCAAAACCAAAATTCGCCGAACAACTTTGGGATACGGTACAGCGCTTTCATCTGTCTATTTCATTACACATGGTGCAGAGGAGGGCGTATCCGCTACATTAGGTGTAGCTTCGTCACTCGCGTACATTGGACTACTAACACAAAGGGTAGATAACATTGAAAAATCTTCACCATTTCAGAAACAGCTACTGGCCCCCGTGGGTACCGCCATTTTTGAAACTATGTGGAATAATGCTCCATTTGCTTTTGATTTTGACTATGGTGCGACACTCATGGGATTTCTCGCCTACAAAGTTGCCCTCCTCACGGTTGTATATGAAGAGGTCCGAAAAATGCTTGTATCATCTGACGACATTACATTTGAGAGCAAAGAAGAGGATCCAAGTGAGGACGATATCAAGGCTGTAGTGATCCCGAGTGAGGACGGATACGACCGATGAAATCGCGGGCCAGAGGGGCCAAAGTGGGGCACCCACAAAGTTTGAAGTAACTACATTGAGGGTTGTATGACCTGAAAAGGTATAATCATTACAAAATGCAAATCTCGGTTTAAGCTTGCAAGGCTCTTGCTTTGTGTAAGGCATCACAGTCACTGCGTTACACACTGCTCTTGCAAAGTACATGAGAGTCATGAGTAAAAGATAATCGTTTTTCTTTTTGGATGACCATAAGGGCCATGCGTAAAGGAGGAAGAGGATGGGTACGGCGAGGAGGTAATCTGGGAGGTGTTCATGTTGCTCCCAATTTGGGAGAAGATGAAACCCTAAATCATAGATTGGACCACCTGTACCATTCCCTTTTTGTGCGGAAATGTAGTACCCCACTAATATATTCACAACCAGTGAAAGTAGGAATACTACCCAAATCATCCAATGTAATATGTGCTCAGATTTTATTAAGCTTCCGAATTGTACCAGTCGCGATATATTCGTCAATCTTATTCGCAACACCTTTACCAACACCAGCAACCTTGTGAGGACCTTGGGAAATCTCTGTACCATTCGTCACTTCAAAGTGAAGTTTGCGGATAGCCTTAGCAGCCTTTTTGTAAGCTTCACTTTTGTGAGTGTTTTCCTCTACATCTGCGAGTAACGCCAATTGATCTGCAATATTCTCATTTGTAGTGAATGTCTTGACCACCTTAATTTCCCCAGTTTCAAGGAATTCATTTACTTTTCTTACGATACTCTTACCAATCCCATATAGATGAGAAAGTTGCTCACCATGGGTTACTTTGAAATCAAGATGATATATGATGTTAGCCGCTTTCTCATAGACAGCTTTCTTAAATTCATTTTCTTCCTCTTGGGTGAGGTCATCAAAAGCTTCCGTGAGGGGCAAATTGTAGCAGACAAAATAGTTATCATCTGAGTCTGAGTCTGACTCTGAGTCAGAGGCAACAGATTCCTCATCACTCACTTCAGCATATTGGAGCATAGTTTCGTACTCAAGAAGGGCTTTTTCTTCTTCACATTGTTGAAGGCGCTTCTTGAGATCGGCGTTTTCCTTTTCAAGGTTGGCAATGTAGGTGGCAATAGATTGAGAGTTCATAGTTGAAAGTTGTGTGACTTTTTGGGGTGGGTCGGGTGACTTAGGCGCGCGATTTAATGATGGGTATCCCGTACCCCAATTCTTCTACAAGTGGGTTGTTTTTGTAGTCATTTTTGTAGTGAATCTTCTTGACTCCACTACTCGCGAGAGCCTTGTAGCAATTGAGACAAGGGTAGTGTGTGATATATGCTTCAGTGCCATCTATAGAGACACCCCGCTTAGCCGCATCCGTGACGGCGTTGATTTCTGCATGAATCGTTGCTTGTTCGTGTCCGTCCCTCACAATTGAGGTGTGATTAGAACCACCAAGGAAACCATTGTAGCCCATACTTATGAGACGGTTGTTCTTCACGAGCACACATCCCACATTGAGTCTATCACATGGCGATCTGACTGACGCGAGTTCTGCGGTCTTCATGAAATACTCATTCCATGTAATGCGATCAGTCATTATTTTATCTTGATGGAAACCTTTATACCACCTCTTCTGTATTGTAATCTGACCTTCAATGGTTCGTGAATTTTGTTCATTGCAAGATGACATTCTTTACATAACGTAATGACTGGATATTTCGCGTGTAGTTGAATAAATTTTATCAATTGATCAATCCAATCTTCTTCACCGAGCTCAGATTGAGATTGTCTAATGGCGATATCTAAAATCTGTGGACGTGTAAGAATTGTGTGGGCATTATCTAAACCTTTAGGGTTAGAACGACAGCATTCACAGTAACTATTCTTGAACCTCTTGAATACAGACTGAATGAGATTTGCGGGTTGAATGGTCAACTTCTCTTTGAGTGATAAGGTATTTCCACGTTTGAGACATCGCTTATTAGTCTTCTCTAAATAATTGTTAATATAGATTTCGGAATGATTACAATGTCTTTGAAACTCTGGTGTGTGGGGAGCTGTATCAGGGTTCATAAATGTATGATAGAACATCTGTTTTCTATGATCAGAACTTAACCATTTTTTCACCCAGACCTTTTTCATGTTCACCATACTTACTTTATTCACGTCTTAAATCTTTATCCGCCGTGTAATATGTCTTCCCTTTCATCACAAAACTGTGTACTCTCGCGTACCCCCACGCTTGTGGAGAAGCTCCTGGACGATGCCCAGTTCTCCACGCAGCGAGACCTCTGTTATATACCGTTTGAAGTGTCTTGAGGGGTATCTTTGTAGCCTTCGCTATCTCTGGGAGGGACTTGACACCTGGATACTTCTTTCTAAATCGTTGGGTATATGAAGATGTGCGAGTCTTTACACCCTCATCCGTCTTGAAATCCGTGTAATCCTTCTTGAGCATCTTTTTGTAGCGAGTCTCCACAGACTTTAGGGTTCTGAGACCACGAAAGTATTTGAGGGGTGCATAGATTTTACCCTCAGTTCTGCGCAATTCCCTAACCTTTTTAGATATTTCCTGATCAGTGAGAGGCATCTTAATTATTATGTAGATTTAATTCAATGGGTTGGGGTGAAGAAAAACCAATTCCAGAAGATGAGATATCCTGTAACATTTTCTGTAACTGCTGTTTACTAAGTTCTATAATGGGATTAATGGTTGGTGGTGTGATGGTAAAAATGTATTATGCTGGTTATTTGTGACGCAGATACTTTACAGCTTCTAGAATGTTTGAAAAAATTTTGTTACCAAAACGAACTCTACCTGACTTTGCCGACACCC